ATAGCTCAGTTTGTTGTGTACATAAACTTCTCAATGCCCATGGAATGGGGAGAAGTTGAAGAATCTCAAAGAGGAGACAAAGGATTTGGCTCTTCCGGAAAATAGTAAATGTTAACATTTAATAGCTTGTGGGTGGAAAAATATAGGCCTAAAAACTTAGAAGACTTTATTTGTAATGATAAAATTAAATTGTTCATCCAAACAATACAAACCCAGAAAACCATACCTAACTTGTTGTTTGTTGGCACCCCAGGCATTGGTAAAACATCGCTTGCTAAAATAATTGTCAATGACATCTTAAAATCGCAATATCTTTACATCAATGCTAGCGATGAAAATGGTATTGATACTATCAGAAGCAAGGTCACCAGCTTTGCACAATCAAAAAGTCTCTATGGTGATATTAAAGTAATTATTTTAGACGAGACTGACGGTCTATCCATAGATGCACAACGCGCTTTACGCAATACTATGGAGGAGTATTCATCTATTACACGATTCATTCTTACTGCCAACTACAAATACAGAATTATTAATGCCCTACAAAGCAGGTGTCAAAGTTTTGACCTCACACCTCCTGTGGAAGGTTCAGTAAAAAGATGTGTACATATTCTTAAAAATGAAAAGATCGAAATACCAGCTGATCAAAAGCAACACTTGTTGTCTTTTATTAAATCTAACTATCCAGATCTCAGAAAAACGATCAATGAACTTCAAAAATACTCAGTTAATCAGGTATTAAGCCTTGATATATCTGATAGCGATCAAACCCTTCAGTTGTTGTTCAATGAAATTAAAAGTAAAAATGTTACTACTCTCAGAAAAGTGCTTATTGAAAACGAATCTGCCTTCAATAATGATTATGTTTCGCTTCTGAGAGGACTATTTAACTATGTGGACAAGAATGAAGATGATATCAATGTTAGGAAGCAATACCTTCTGACCATATCAGAATATTTGTACAGGAGTTCATTTGTGATTGATCAGGAGATAAATTTTTACACGTGCTTGATAGCACTCTCAGAACTCAAATCAGCTCTTAGGTAAATAATTGTAAGTGTAGCTAGCTGGATCTTTATGTGATGCTACTGGTACTGAAGGTATCTTAATATTCTTGTTTAGCAATTCTCTATCACCCTTGGATAGCTTTTTATTGCCTATGTCGGAAAGCCTTGTTTGTTGCGGTGTATAGAAAGGAACTTCTTGATTTTCATCTTTAACTCGCTTGGGCTTGATATTGACTCTCTTAGCAGGATCACCTTTCTTAAAAATCTCTGGAACATCAGGTAAATTGGGGTAACTGCTTCTCACATCTAAAAGTCTGCTTGGCACAGTAACAAAATCCATGTATCTGCCTGGTGCAATTTCTGCTACAATATCAACATCTGATTCTGACCCAATGAAACTTGTGTCACCTGCTGCACCCACTGCAGGGTATTTGTTCTTAACTGCAGAGACTCTCAAATTTAGACCGCCTGTGGCCATCTGTCTGAGTTTTTCTTGTGTATTTGTGCCAGCGTTCATGTACCACTCGTCTTTAAACGCTTTATCTTTGAAAACAACCAAATCACCAGCTAAAAATCCTGTATTTGAATACCTCTGTAATGCTGATTCAAATAGCTTAGTGAACTTGAGATTCATTAAAATTATTTATTCTTCTGCGTGCGAGAAATAGGCTTATAATCGATAAAAACCACATAAATATATGTGTGGCAACTATAAAAATTAATTCCATTAAAGAGGTTAAGCCAGCACATGAAGAGTATCTTTACTCGGATCTTACTTTGGACATGGAATTTGGATACACAAAAAGTAATGAACTCCTTAAACTCAATGAAGTTAAAGATTTAAAGCTGAGCTATAATTATAATGCCATTAAAAATTCTATATTCAATTTATTCAACACATCCAAAGGTCAGAAACCGCTCAATCCCGAATTCGGTCTAAATATAGACAGGTATCTGTTCAATGGGTTGAGTGAATCAATAGGATATGTAATAGGAAATGATATATTGGACAATATAACCAGATTTGAACCGCGAATCAATGTTATAAATGTGGATGTTGCTGTGGATGAGCCAAATTTTCAATATATTATAACCTTGGTAGTGGTAGTACCGAATATTAAGAAGGATAACAGGATTAAATTAGTGGGGACACTAAGTAATTCAGGATTTAACTTCACAAATTAATATGGCAACATTCGAACAATTTCCTTTGCTTAAAAACGAGTATGTAGCTTTTGATGCTACTAGCTTGAAGTCATTAATCACTACCAGATTAAACAGCAAGCAGATATTCACAGATCAAAATTTCGAGGGCAGCAATATTTCCTCTGTAATTGACATTGTTGCGTATGCATACAATGTTTTAATCTTTTATCTCAATCAAACTGCCTCAGAAAGTACTTTTACCACTGCAGAATTGTACGAAAATATTAATAAAATTGTAAAACTACTAAGCTACAAACCAATAGGATCACAAACACCCATATTGCCTTTTCTAGCCACTGGTCAGCCAGCATTGCTTGCAAATATCTATACAATTCCAAGATACAGTTATTTCACTATCAATGGCTACAATTATTCATTCAATAACGACATATCTTTCTTCAAGACTACAAATGCTTCAGAAGTATTAACTGATTTACAAGATAATAACTTACTTTATCAAGGAACGTTCACTGAATACCCCATTTATACTGCAACTGGTGAGCCTTACGAGGTATTAACCATCTCCATAGTAGATAATGATAATAACAATGCTATTATTGATCATTTTAATGTGGATGTGTATGTGAAAGATAATGCCACTCCCAATGCTAAATGGGAAAAATGGGCACCAGTGCAGTCGTTGTTCTTGCAACGCTCCAATTCCACGTCATATGAAATTAGATTGAATGAAAACGAAAGATACGAGATAAAGTTTGGCAACAACGTCACTGGTAAAAAATTAAATGCTGGTGATCAAGTTGCCATTTATTATCTAAAGAGTGATGGCAGTAAAGGCGAAGTAGGACCTGGGCTATTAAACAATAACAAATTGTTTTTCTTCAACACGCCAAATTTTGCACAAGTAAAAATTGATACAACTCCGGAGAATCTTAACATCATAACTGCTCAACAAGCTGCGCTTATTAATTTTACAAATATTGACGGCTCAACCACATACATAGAAAGAGAGAGTGTGAGCCGCATAAAAGAAAATTCCATCAATACATTCAGAAGTCAATATAGACTCATAACCAGTGATGATTTTATTAGCTATGTTTCTAAAAATTACAGTAATATTATTTCATCTGTGTATGCAGTCAATAATTGGGACTATATATCTGGTCATTTAAAGTATTACTTTGATTTAGGCATAACTAATCCAAACAATACAAGTAGAGTATTCTTTAACCAAGTAAAATTTGCTGATTCATGTAATTTTAACAACGTCTACATTTATGCTGTACCCAAATTAGAAAAGTTAACATCACTTACATCAAGATCCAATTATTTAAACGCCTCACAGAAGCAGCTATTGTTAAATGACCTGCAGCAAGTCAAACTTACAACATCAGAAGTAATAATTAATGACCCTGTGTATGTAGCTGTTGATGTAGGCACTAGCTTCAATAATGAAACCCTTTCACCCGCCATTGCAGACACATCTTTTATTGAAATCTCAAGAGACATTACTTCAAAAAGAAATCCAGAAGCACTTAAAAAGCTTATAACTAAAATATTTACTGATTATTTTTCTACTCTTAACAATAACTTAGGTGCCACCATAAGTCTTACTAACATATCCAATCAAATAAGAGCTCTTGAAGGTGTAACTGATGTGAAGACCAAAAGAATCCAAGGTGAAAATACTATAGAAGTAAATGGCATTAATTTATTGGTCTATAACCCCGTCTACCCATTCAAAGACATATCAATTATAGCACAAGATACAAAATTACCTTATTTTAAATATCCATACTTAAACAACGTCCTTGATTTTGGCAATAAGATAAGAATTGTTACTCCTTCTATACAAACTATAACTAAGGAGTATTAATGGCTAATACTACCCCGCAGTTCATAAATTATTCATATATATATTTTGATGTAAAGGATTATTCAAACAACAGAACATTATCATCCTACACACTTGAAAATACACCACTTGTCTTTATACCCAATTTAACCTCTTCTGCCTTACTTACTGCATCAGACGCCATATCAAACAAGTACGTGCAATGGAATTTCGGTGATGGAACGTTTTCAAACGATTTAACTGCAACTCATAGATACAAATGGCCAGGGATATACAAACCTATACTGACTGTTTATAACAGGCAAGGTGTACCATATGATTCAAGCTATCAACCCCTCATTGAAATCAAAGATTTTGTACCTGATGCACTTATTTTTAGAGACAGCGATAAATTCTTTCTGAATACTCTTGCTGGTAAGCTTACTGAACCTATTGATCTGTATAGATATAATAGTTGGCAGTCATATCCTGCATTGAGCTCTGAGGGATACACCATTAATTTGTATGCTTCAGGTGCACTTGGTGAATATCTTGATTTAGATAGATATAATAATGATAAATGGGGCCATTTAAGAAAAACTAGCAGATTTTATATTAAAAATGAATACAACGGCAATGAAGAATATACAGTTGTTGACAGTTTGTGTACTAATAGCGTGGAGATATACACAGTCGTTGATGGTGGTATCTTAACAATATGCAGCATGGACACACCCAACAGTGTTTTTGCAGGCACTTCTGGGCAAAAGTCAATTTACTATGCAGACGATTATGTAAAAAATTTCTCAACAAGAAACGCTCCTATCTTCATATTCGCAAATTTTGATAGTTCCAAATTTAGTGACAGCTTTACTATTAAAAATGATGCTTATCGTAGCATAAGGTACATGCCTATTGGATATCAAAATCTTAAACCAGCCATATTTCCATTTACTAAAATAAGATTTAATCCAGCTGATAAACTATCAATTTCAACAACAGGCATAGACGGGGAAGGTACACTGTCTACAACAGTATTTGATATTCCAAAATTGAGCTGGTCGAAAACCCAAATTCCATTTGTTATAAAACTTAAAGACAATGAAAATTTTACTACCAAAACATACCAAGAGCTAGATTCGTCCACTATTCATCCAAATCTTTCCAATGTTCAATACTTTAACCTGCAGCTTGCGTTACTGAGCAAACTGACAACGGGGATCGCCCCATAACTGCAGTTAAATTTTATGACGACTTTGGTTCTGATATTCCTAAATCTATAGGCGGGTTTTATAAAGGGTATTTTGTGGCTGATACCACAAGTAACAATTGCTTTCTGAGTGCATCAATGGTTATTAGAGATGTTCCAAACATGTTTCTTGATACCATATTTGGATGGATTGCGTTGCCACAATTCAACAAATTGCAAAGGTACTTCAAACAAGAAATATATAGCTATTGCACCGGTCTATTAACATTAAATTTATCTGCGGAATCCATCAAGTACGACAGCAGGAGCAATAGAAATGTCTACTCCATACAAGTAATACCTTCAGGCTCTGACTATACAAAAGATTTTCAAACTTGGTTTGCTGATGGCTCCAGAGATACACTATTTAAATTTGATGTGAATGGCAATATGTTATCTTCATTTAGCCTTTCCTCTTACCCACTATCTACTACCTCTGGAATTACTTATATAGATCTAAGATCGCCACAAATAAGTAGTGCTGCCCCTGGAAGTTTGGCATTAGACGCAAGAAATGATCTTTGGATGACACTTTTTGATAGTGTATCAGTATTAAAATTAGATTGCAATACAGGTGTTATTAAATCTGTAGCTTATCCTGCAAACAGTAACATTGTATATCTATTGAGCTCCGACTACAACTTGCCACAATTAAGTGGTTTTGCAGGTGAGAATTTATTCTTACCCTCCAGCGTGGATACTGACGTAGATAATAACATTTGGGTAACATACACCCATCCAGCTTCCAACTTCCTCATAAAGTACGATACATATGGCCAGCTATTAACTACAATTCTATTTCCAAAAGTAATAAGCCCTGTGGAGGTGGTTATTGACAGAGATAATAATGCATGGTTGACTGCTTATAATTTAATTAGTGGATACAGGTTAGATCAAAGAGATGATTTTCTCTATAAATTCAATAACAAAGGCGAATTGCTCTCAGGCTATCCAATCAAAGGGTTTAAGAATATTGGAAATCTCACAATTGATACGCTACAGAATGCCATTGTGTTTGAAAACCAACAAACCGTTACAAAAATAAACAAGAACACTTTACAAAAAACATATTTTAAAGCAGGTAGTGCCAATCAAACCACATACATAGGCAGCGCTGGGGGCATTGCATGTGACACAGGGGATTTTGTCTGGGTAATTAATAACTTTGATAAGAGATTATATTTTATTGATTCATACCAAGAGCCTGCTGATGCTTATAATAATATGTCTTGGGTGACGCTTGAATACCCACCTGAAAGTGTGGAGAATGTATTAAGCTCTTTTCAAATGAAACAATTTCAAGCTTATGGTGATTGGTTGGGTCAAAGATGGTCAAACAAATATGCTGTAAAATCATCTCTTGAAAGAGCCATTACAGGCAGCAGTAATTCTTTTAAAATATTGCCTTATACTGGTGAGTATAATGTGTATAAAGTTAATGAAGATTTTAATGCTGAAGGGTTCTATTATTCATTAGCTTATAATGATCTGTTAAGTGAATGTAATAAATTTTTTAAATCATTCTTGGGCACAATAGTTGGTGGTGTGACTGCTCAGCCCTATGAACTTGGAAAAACAATTTACGAAAAAATTGCTAATTTTGTTAGCAATAAAAGCGACATTGATCTTGTCAATCTTGACTCTCTCTTGAGCATGTGCAATGAATTGTCTGTACAATTTGAACAATATAATTATCCATTTCCTCCTCAGATTGAAAGGCTAGTCAACTTATTATCCATTAAGCATAAAAAGCTATGGGGAGATAAAAATAAATATGACTTAAACTTTGATAATAAATTAGGTTCATATCCCATCTCCAAAGCCACCAATTTAGGCGATGAATTATCTGTACTTACAAGTGTAGTTACTGCTTATACTCCGGTAGTAGCATATGAAATATTCTCAAATACCTACACAGTTGTGAACAGAACACTCATTCCTGGTCTTAATATCAACGAGACTGCACCTCTATCAACATTTAACTACAATTGGGCATGGGGGCTGGTCTTGCCAGCAGCAGTATCTGGTGTGAAGATTAAAGATTATTATAAATTTTACAAGTATGTTGAAAAATATAATGATGGTGTGTATGATAATATCATAGATTGGAATAACCCACATACAACTTTAAGCTATTCTAACAGCAGCTTTAATGAATGGTCCAAGATCAATGGCATAATGGAAAATGTATTAAGCTATGAACTAACAAAAGGGCTTAGATTGATATTAAGCGCTAGCGACCTGGTATATAACAATTAAATAATTAGATGCCCGATAATTTTAATTATTTTGACGAAAAAATAAAAGATGTATCGATAACGTCGACTAATCCAGTAGATAATCCTGTGGATTCAGGTGCACCCCTCACTTTTAATGAATGGTTACAGTACAATAGCAGCTTATATACAAATGCCGAAGAATTTCTATCACGATACCAGTCTTATCTCAACAATTGGTACCAAAAAAAGAATTTATCAGTAGAAGAGCAAACCATCTCATCCAGAGATCTATACACGCAACTCATCAGTGAAATAGTTATTAACTACAGCTCTTCAGAAGAAAAGAGATTCTTAAAGAACATTGATATTAATAATAATAGAGATTTAGCCATAGCTATCCCCTTCTTTTCAACAAAAATTAAAGAAATATGCTTATATTACAGTACTTTACGCGATGAAGTAAATTCAGCCAACATTAAATTCAATTTGAGAGGATCAGATCTTGGATTAGAGAAATTAATTTACAATGAAGTGTCAAAAAGTCTTGAAAATGAAGACTTGGTTGACCTCATATCCACTCTTGGTTTATCATTAAGTGAGGTAAGAAACAATCTTGTGGTAGAAGTTGGTGATTTGTACGACACATACAGCAATTATCTTGATGTGAGTCCTGACAAACAGCCATCTGATTACAATTTAACGCCAGAAGACGACAGAAGTAAATATTTTTCTTTAAACCAATATGATATTAATAGCGATGTTTTCATTAACCTAAACTCTGCAATAGTAACAGCCATCACAGGCTATCCTTTTTATCTAATAGAGTTGGGTACTAATAATTTCTCCATCACTCCTAATGTATCACCACAAGATCTAATTTACTTGAAAGATAGTGATTTCATTAACACTATCAATACAAATAACAAAGACAATTTAAATCTAAATCTCGATAAACTACTCACACCCAAGTTCATGGGCACAAGTTATTATTTTCTTTCAACAGGAACAACACAAACAAATTATGTCACTGGTTTACTTTTTGATGCAAAGAACAAATTTGCAAATTATTTGAACAAAAGATATCCAACAGTTGCAGCAGTGGCAAGTGACAGCTTTTTAAAAACCGGCAAAGAAATTGGTTTGTTTTTTAAACCTGATAAACTAGGGTTAACCACTTTTGTTTCCAAAGATTTTAATGCTCAAGTAAATGCAGCTGCGTTAAGTGCCAATACACTTTATGTTTTTCCAGACCCTAGTGAATACGGCAATGTAAGCGGTCTAACAAAAGAAAATTTTAGTTCACCTTTAATCTTTAATGAAAACAACTATGATTTAAAAATTGATTTCTCCAATCAATACAGATTTGGTGAAGCTGACAGCAATCCATACTATCAAACGTTCAGAGGGTACCAAAGCAGAGAGCAAAGCCTGCAAGATGCACCTCAAGGCATATCAAGATATGTGGACAGTCAAGAGTTCTTTGCCGGTGATCTCAAGAAAGTCTGGGCAAACAAAGATACCTTCCCCTTGTTTCCTATTACCCGATACCCTCTTGATGAAAGGATAGATGCGTTAGTCTCTATCAATAAAACTTTGGTCAACTATAAGAGCGATATATTTGGCAACGAGTATAGTGTATACAAAAATTCTCATCCAAGCAGGCTCATAGACGATTTGGTGAAGTATCTTTTGAATAGAGTTAAAGAACGCATTTATTATTGCTTGCTTGTAAATGGGCATTTTTATTATGACAGTGTTTCCGGCTTCAATTTTAACTATGCAGTACAAGATGTTGCAAAAGGATACTCTGGCATAATCTTAAAAACCACAACCAACATTCCTCCTGGTTCAGGATACTGGCTTCAAGGTGGTACATTTGCAACATCCACCTCTGCCTACAATCAAGGGCCTCCACAGTTTTATCTCTCAGGCGCACCTACTCCATTGGCATCATACAGGTTTTTACCAGAAAAGTTTTGCCCCAGCTACATAGAAAAAGACTTTGAATGCTTCATAGCTGATGGTGTAACATTTACTGGAAAAAATGGTGAAATATTTGATGATTATTCTTCAGACAGATCCAGCTTCAATGAAGACTCTAATGTGTATTACAATACATTGTATGATGCAGGCATGAACCCTGCAGGCCCTAGAGGCAGAGCTAATACTGTGAATCCTGGCATCTTCAACTACAACCCACCACAATCTGCGTATTCCACTCTGGATAATTATCTGTATCTGTACAGAGGCATACCCATTTGTTCCACAGTATTTCAACTGCCTTCTTATACTGAAAATAATAATTTCTTAAATTACAAATTACCCAATCGAGACACCAAAGCACTTACAGAAGCTTTTTCCATGAAAAAGAGAAGAAGCGTGTATGAGCTCAAGTATGTGGACTTAGGTGAAATATATTTCAGAAGCTCCAATTCTGATACTATTGCTCCTGCTTCAGCAGCATTGAGCAGCGTATTTATAAAATATGACACCTTCATTCAGAACGAAATATACAATAACTCTGTTGGATTGGATGTTTATTATGATGTGCTGCAGATTGACACAGTAAACTACACAATTTTTGATAAGCTTAAATTTAATTATGAAACTAATCAAATAATAGGATCCACAAGAAGCGATGTATACTTTAAGGCTGGAGACAGCAATTTGGAAAAGATATCAACTGTGTGGTTCAATGAAGTGGAGAATGCATTAATAATTTGCAAGACTGTTCTGTTTCCCGAATTAAGTGCCACAAACAGCAAGATTTTATATCCAGAAATCTATAGTATTGATCTGCGCACTCTCAACTTCACCCAATTGTATCCATTTGCCAAGAGAGACAATTTAACAATGAATGATGTGGCTAGCTTCACTCTGTCCTCATTGAATGTTAACATAGTTTCCATAGACAAACCTCTGTTAAGTTACAGCAGTGAGACTGAAACGTACAGCATTACGTATTTGGGCAGAGACATGTCAGGTGTGATGTATATTTTTAAAACGTATTTCAGATACATAAATGGCAAAATAGCAAACATATATTCTGGTGTTTACGATTTGAGAACCAATGCATCCAGCATTAATATAGGCGATGAGCTCACTGGTTACAGTACAGACAACATACTTGGCACAGGCAATATAAATTATGCTGATGATGCATTAATAATGGGATAACAACATGAATGTACTTCCAGAAAAAATTCGTCTCAATGTAGGCCATCCTGCAAATGTATTAGCAGATTTGACTTACAATTATTCGCTTTGCGCGCCCATCTTAAGTTCAATCACTAATGTGCCGCTCCCAGGTTACATTGGCTATTATTTTAATGACGGTAATACTACGAGAAGATATGCTGCACTAATATATACTACTCAAGATCAATATATATATTCACCGACCAGACAATTAAGCGCAAACAGATGGAATCTAATTTATGGTTTTACATCACCTATTAATAATGTTTACGATACCCACACACATACTGATCCTCAACCTATTAATACATCTAGCCCAATTAATAATTATGTAACATTGACTGGTTGGGGATTCACAAGAAATATAACCACACTTTCAGGCAGGAAAATACACATAACTTACAATGATTTCAATTGGTATGATATTAATACTGTGCTGGTACAGAATATCACAGGTAATTTTACACAATTCAACGGTGTTTACACATATGCGCCGGGTTCACTATCAGGTGTATATGTAAAAGAACTTTATTTGGATCAGTATGGTGTACCATATTATGCAGCATTGACATATGTAAAAGATTTTTACTATGGAAATAATCTATGGGCTTTCGGTGAAGGGTATTTAGGTTCCTATAGTTATATATTTTCAGCTGCAAATGTTTTTCCAATATTGTCTTCATCTGCAATAGTGCCCACAACAGGTTACAGTTATTTTTCATTTCATGGCTTAGATGTAAATCAAAGTCGATATGCTTCTTTTGCATATGATCGCATTCAGCCTACACCCACACCCACACCCACTCAAACACCTACACAGACACCCACCAACACACAAACTCCTTCACAGACACCCACGCGTACACAGACACCTACACAGACACCCACCAACACACAAACTCCTTCACAGACACCTACCAATACGCAGACACCTTCCAATACCCCCACACAGACACCCACTCCCACCATCACCAATGTAGGTGTGCAATCTCTTTCATCACTGCCTACAACAGATCCTTCATCAAAAACATCTACTGTAGCTTTGTCAAGTTTTGTTATCAATCCAACTGATGATGGCATATTTTCATTTCAATGCGCACATTATGGCCCCACATTGAGTGGGTGTGAAGGGTTTTCACTATTTTTCATAGATACAACTCTACCACCACAACAAAGATATGATGGTGCACCATTGAGAGGCTTGGGGTACAGCAGTCTCATACTCAGAGACGCTGGATTCATAAAAGTTTATTTGGGAGTGGAGAATGGTGTGTTTGGAATTGGTTTTGATTCTTCTGGCAATTTTGGCTTGAGTTCAGCTGGTGTATTAGGTTATGGCAAACCCATACCCAACAGTGTCACACTCAGATCATCAATAAACAATAAATTTGTTCCATTATACAGAACAGAAGACTTATCTAATGAATATTTAGATGAACCCTTCTCCATGTATCAACAGCTAACTGGCAGCCCGCAATTCACAGATTACAGAATACGATTCTCAAATTTTGGTAAAACAATCTTTTTAGATTTTAAAAACAGAGAAATATTTAGAAACATCTTAAAATATGATTTTGCAACTGCTCTGCCTTCCATCATGCCATCAATAGGATTCTCTGCTCTGTCTGGTTCTAAATTGGCTGTCAGAGGATTCAATTATAACGGCAATCTCATTCCATTAACACCCACACCCACCCCTTCTATA